AATATCCATGGTCCATAGGTCTGCCGACCCGTTAACCGGCTGGACACTTGAGCGTTTGGCAGCGCAGCAAAAGCGATTGACACAAACTGGCTGCCGGAGTAGCCGATGAGCTCCAAAAATTCACAGGAACGAACTTTGTCAAGGGTGCCGCTTATGCGCAGTCTTTTGCCGTCCTCGCTCTGTGCGCTGGTAATCTCAAAGCTTGTAACAACGGGGAATACAATTGGCTCAAATTGCTTAAAGCCCGCCCATGCAGCACTTGCAATAGCAACGTAAAGTGCGTATCGCGTAAATCGGCCCATACTCGGACAGCGCCTATGTGATTTCCTGCGGTTTTCCCCGTAATCTGGGCCTGAAAGGATGGGTCGCATATCATTTACCCGTCACATGCAAAACGAACCGCACAACGCTGTCCCAAAGTAGCGATACAGTGCCGATAACTGCGGCAAACCAAATAGCCCCAATTCTTGCTGAAGCCATAAGCCATTTCATTCTGCGGTCTGCTTCAAGAATGCCGCGCAGCTCGCGCAGTTCTTCGTCAGTGAATGGACGCTCGTGTTGACGTAATGGTGGTGGTGGTGGGTCAATTTTGCTTTCGTTTTCATTCACCATTAATTTTGCCAGTTTTCATAATTTCTGCAAGTTCAATGGATCGATAACCCACTTGTACTGCCCACTCCGAATCCAACATCTCCTTTGAAGCGCCTTTGTAATTGTGTTTGCCGATGTTTTTCCACATGCGCTTGAATTGCATTAAACCAAAAAAACCGAGGTTAAAACACATGTTTGCAATTACAGTTTGGCGAATAGGATCAAGGGATAGGTACTCAGAAACCCCATTAAGATCGCGCTCAAAACGATCAATGTCATTTTTGAACATTAAAGCTTCTTCGTCTGGAAAAATGCCAACATCGTCAAGATTTCGGCCCGTACCAATAGTCAATTTGCCAACACTATCAAGGTAAGGTCTCAACACGGTACCTTCATGTCGTTTAAGCTGCGATCTTAATAGTTCACGATCCATAAAGGCTCCATAAAAAAGCCCCATAAAGGGGCAAGTGCTGCGACATTATGCTAACCATAGTGTACTCTGCTTTTAGCTTTTCACCAAACTGTAAAAACGCACAGTTACTTTAATTCTTATACTGCCGTAGCGTCACGCAACGTAATGCTGATAGCAGACAACGAAAAGGTGTTTCCGCTTGTTACTGACTGTGATGTTAAAGTCCCTGTTGCGATTAACTCATCGGTACCGTTAGTAAGTGCCCAATGAGTAGCGTCACCAGTCCCAGTAACTGTTCCTGCCGTAATTTCTGGTACTTGTACACTCCTTCCATCAACTGCGCCGTTGCTTGGTGCGCTTACAGACACAGTGTCGTTTCCAAGCGTCAAAGTGCTGGTTGCTGCTGCGTATGTAGTGGCTTCTGCGCTGGTAATGTCCAATCGAGTGCCGTTGGTCTGTGCGTATGCAAGACCGTTGTCGTAAACTGCGTCAATAATAAATGCCATTGGTAATGCCTCAGTGTTTATGCTTGTTTCAAAAGTGTGTTGTGTTTACTAATCAGTATCCGATTCATCAATATTAGAGCTTACTGGTACTGTCTTCTCTTTGTCTACTATTGTGTTTTCTTGCAGCTTGATTATAACAGAATTCATAGCACTTCTTTCATTGTGCCCGTTCATAGGTACTCGATCTAAAAATTCATAAATGATATTAAACTCATTTTCAGTAAGCATGCTGTCATCCTAATTTTGGTATTTTTTATTAAACAAATCCACGTTCTTCAAGCTTAAAAATTTGCATGGAGTCTTCATTTTGAAGTCCTTGAACAGCAATTCTTTTACAGCTTTGATCAAATCGCATGAAGTGTGTGTTGTTTTCAGCTTTGATGTCACCGTCTACAGAAGCATGTGCTCTGTACCCTACGTAGTGAAACAAAGCTTCAAAATACTGAGGCGGTAACGGTATATCCTGTTTTTCAAAAGTAAGAAATTTTGGTGCCGCTCTGTAGTTAACTTCAAGAGTATCACCCGCTACAGGCACTCCAATCTTTATTACGTTGTATCTGGGGATTTTTATTTTGTAATCGCTTTTTTGAAGATTTATTTCTATCTTCTCATCTTCTTTATCAAAGATTGAAGTGATCATAATAAATTCATGATCTACGCTGTCTAGTGCAACGTTGGTATCTTCTTGGCTGATAGTATACTTATTTACACCAGCTACCATAGTTACTGTTGCCGTTTCTTCCCACAGATCGAAACGCTTATGGATTTCAGTAATACCCATATTAAGGTAACCAATAATTGCTTCCTTATCTTCACTGAGACTCAGCTGCTTCAATTCAGATTTGCTAAGTATTTCGATAGCTTCGCTAACGTTCACGGCGGTATCCCCTAAAATATTGTGCTGCTATTGTATAAGTCTTCTTCTTCATCGTCCACGAACATACCATAGTTGCCATCTTCGTCTTCTGTATAAGATACCTCAACAGCTTCTCCAGGTTTGTATGGGTCCATTTCTGTCAGCATAGACATCATATCTGCAGCATCATCATTTTTAGATTGAAAACCTTCGTCTGTTACAAAAGACATTTCTTCCAGAATTTCTGTAACCAGGGGATCAGTTTTCATTTCTAACGCAAGCCATACTTTTTTAGCTTTAATCTGAGGAACAAACAATTTAAACGATGCTATCTTTTTACCGGTTCTACGAATACCTTCAACACTGCCTTGACGAGCAAAGTTAAAAAATATGTTTCGGTTTATCATTTCGCTTTTTAGCCATTGTATAAAACCTTTTTGCTGTCCGTTGATCTCAATTCCTACGCTCAAAGGTTTATAAATAGCTACATAACGAAATAGCTGATCAATGTTTTTGTCCATAAGCTGACGCTTACAGAACCCATCTACAAGCAGCCATTCCCCATTGTTTGTGTAAGCCCAGACACCACACACACTGAAGTCGCTCTTCTTTCCGTCAGATGTAGCAAAGTCTGTTGTGATATAGAAATTAAACTTTGAACGGTTTTTTACAACAAGATCTCTGTTATACCAAATCAAGTCACTGTCCAGTATCAAACGACTTTCTTCACTTGTGATTCTCAACATAAGCTCCTGGTTGAAAGAGCTGATTTCTCCGCTTTCCAACAGTGAATAGTATTCGTTTTTGACAAAAGAGTATGGAAAACGATCTTCCCAAGCACCCTTGAATTCACTCTTACTGCACGGAAATTTTTCACATATAGGGTATACCCGAACATTCCAAGCTTTACTGCTGGCAGCTTCATAAAAAGGATCAGACTTGTTAAACGGTGTACCTGTCCAGACTACAATACGTTTTTTGGGGTGCATTGCCTGACGTGCTGCTTTGTACACAATGTTTTTGATGTCTCTAATAATCGTTGGTGACTCTGCGTTTTTATCTGACATCAAATCGTCCATGCCACAATTGTGGCTCAGGCCAAACTCTGTAGTGTACGTATGATCAGGAGTGGTAATAGGAACAAACACAGCTTTTTCTACAGCAATTTTTTTAGAAAATCTCCTCCAAATAAACCCGTTATCTATAAATACGCCAACTTTAGCAGCATCTTGATCAGCAGTGCTGAAACGTAACTCTTGCTGAGCTTGTACATTACACGTATACCCTTCAGAAAACTTTTCTGCTCCTGATTTTTTTGTGTTTCGTATAGTGTAAGCAATACCCAACCGGCCACAAATTTTTCCAAGCTGTTTAAGAATTACAGGATTTACACTGTTGATACGAGTCTGTTTTGGTGTCTCATAGCCGTCACCCGCTATATACCCTTCAAGCAACTCACGCTGATACAATATATCTACCGTCAAAGCCCATTCAGGCAAGTCTTTAATTGAATTACCTCTTTTGTGCTTAGCCAGCAATCTGCTCCATTTGGCATCAGATACGGTTAATGTATAGCAGCCTTTACCCTCTTTTCTGTAATAACCATATCCCAACTTAGTTAAGTGGTTGAGTATCTTGGCTCCTACTGTGTGCTCTTCAGTGTAAGCAACACACCAAGACAGGTGGCGAGAGCTTCTGAAACCGTCTGATAGCCATAGTCCGTATAGCCACCACCATTCTGGTAAGTTGCTGTGTTTATGGTCATAAGGAACACTCTGTACTGTTGTATCTATAGGTTCTCCTATCCAGTGAGTCCGATATGTTTGGTTTTCTACACTCGAAGACAAGGATAAATCTTTAGCATGCACCCAACCATTTCCTAAATCCTTGCATACCGTGTTGCTTAACGTTTTACCACCAAGAATGTATTTCTTGTTACGCTTTTTCTCTGTAGTTTTGCACCAGTACTGATGGTCTTCAGTTACTCTTTCTGTTCCTGGAAGCCCAGTAATACTTACATCAAAACCTGAGTCCTCTTTAAGAATTGCGTTAGAGTACTCTTCAACCAAATGGATACCCTCGTTTGTGGTTACTTCAGTTCCAACTGAGTGGCACCAAGTTGGCCGCTCACCGTATTCCTTGAAACCCCGAACACCAGTAGTTGCACCAAATCCACGTATAGTTAATCGCTTACCGTCAGCATTGTTGAACTCCCACCGAACATCTGTGAACTTAGCAAACGGTACATATTTCTGCAGAAAATCGCTGTTGTTCCACCGGAACTCCAAGTTGTTCCTCATGGACTTCACACCGTTTTCCATAGTGTCGCTGATGTACATGGCTACGTTTATCTGACCCAGCCCTTTAATACCCCCATAGGTCGCCAGATACAGATACATGTACTCGTGCAGAGCTGTTGTTTTTGCGGAACCACGAAAAGACACGTAAAGGTTTTGAATAAACCTTGTAGCTTCTGCTTCTCGTTCTTCAGACAGCTGATCCAACATGTCGTAATGGATAATAGGAGATTTATTCTCTTCACCCATCGACCCGTTAACCAGCTTAACAAAAGCAATAAATTCTAAAGCAAACTGAGTAGGTCGATAATCAGTGTCAAAGAATCCGTAATCTACCGAGTTAAGGCGTTTATCAAGATCCATTAACTATCTTCCTTTTCGGTATTAAATTCTCCTTCGATTATTTTGGAATTCGCAATATCTCTCATCGGCACCCCAGCATCTACTGATCTACGTTCTGCTGCAGCAAGTCTCTCAGTAGCTTCTCTGAGCTCTTGTATGGCCGACTTGGAACCATCGTCTACGTTGATATTGATTGTCTGGTCTTCCGTAGGCTTGAGCTCTGCAATCAGAGTTGCACCTGCTTTCTGCCTGACCATATCTGATCTGGAAGTACGCATCAGATGAGCTTGAGACAAAATAGCTTCGTGCAGTATGTGCCTATGAATAAGCTGTATCGGTATAGCCGACATCCGGCGAACATCGTTTACCAGCCGTGTTTTGTTAAACCGACTTGCCTCAGCGTTTATGACCGTATCCGGATCATCGCTACGTCGTGTTCGATCTTCCCACCT